ACGAATTTGTACTTTTGACTATCTCTTCGCCACTATTTTTGTTAGGATATTCTGTTTTTGCAGAAGATGATAAGATGCAAGCCAAGATTGACTTGTATTTTCAAAAATTACAAGAGATGCCCTGGTGGATAGTGGGCCTCTGGGTTTCAGTAGTTGCAGCTATATATGGACTTAAGGCTACGGATGTGATAAATATGAACAAAAATAAATAAGGAAAAAACTATGGCTAATCCAAGATACAATTCACAAGTTGCAAACAAAAGAGTTGCAAAAAAAGATGGTGGAATGATGAAACCTGTAGACAAAAAGAAAAATCCAGGTTTAGCAAAATTACCAAAAACAGTTAGAAACAAAATGGGCTACATGAAAAAAGGTGGAATGGTAGACCAAAGAAACAAAGCATCTAAAGAAATTTTTAAATTATCAAAAGGAGAAAAACCAAGAGTTAAAAAAAGTATGGGTGGAATTTTGAAAAGAGTTTCTAGAGATTTCAAAAAAATGAAACCTAAATCAAATTCTACTGGTCCTAAAAAAACAGTTCGTCCTCAATTACCAAATAGAGTAAGAACATTTAGAAAAGAACAGGCTGAATAATGGGAATTTTTGGAATAGCTAAAAAAGGTTTAGGTCTTCTTGGTAAAAAGAAAAAATTTACTTCAGCAGGATTAGATAGTCCTGTAATCAAAAGTGTAAAACCAAGTGTACCAAAAACAGGTACAGAAAAAGGAATTAGTATAATGAGAAAGCTAAATCAAAGAGTAAGAGCAACTAATTCAAGATTGAAACAAAAAATTTTTGAAACAAAACAAAAAATAAAAGAAGTAGAAAAAAAAGGAAAATAAAATGGCAAACAAATTTTTTAATAAACAAGTAACTCCAAGAAAACGTTATGCAGTAGGTGGTGTAGTTAAAACTGCAGTAAAAGCAGCGGCAAAATCAAAAGCTGCTACAAAAGCAAAAGAAGTTATTTCTAGAAAAACAAAAGAGTTCACATCTAGTTTAAGTAAAGCAAAAGAAAAAATGTACAAAGATCTAGGGCTTAGTAAAGAATACAAAGCAGCAAAAGATGCTCCAGTTGAAAGACCATTTGGTGGTGCCTTCAAAGAAAAAATGAAATCAGTTGAAAAGAAAGCTAGAAAAAAATTAGGCATTGGTGAAAACGAAGGTGTATTTGCAACATACAAAAAAATGAGAGAGAAGTATGGATTGAAAGGTGATATTCCTTCAAGATTTAGAAGATTTGGCGGCAAAAGAGTTAAAGGTAAAACTTTTGAAGAAAGAGCCGACACAATTTCTAAAATGACAAAAGAGAAAAAATAATGCCTGGATTTGGAATAGCAAAAAAAGGATTTGGTTTATTAGGGAAATCTGCTTTTAAAAGAGTCAAACAACAAATACAAAAAACACCTAACAAAAATTTTAGACAAGATAAATCTTATACATTAGACATTCCTTCGAAAAGAAATCCAAACCAAAAAACTTTTCAACGTATTGAAGGTGGTAAAGAACAAAAGAAAAAAGCTATTCAACAACAGCAAGATATATATAATAAACAAAAAGAAGATTACAGATCACCTTTTAAAAAAGGTGGTTCAGCAAAACCTGGCCTATGGGCTAACATTAATAGAAGAAAACGATTAGGTATTTCAAGACCAAAATCTAAATCAACTATATCAGCTAAAGCGTATGCAAATATGAAAGCTGGTTTTCCTAAAAAGAAAAAATAATGGCAATATCTGTACTAAAAGGATTGGGCAAAGCTTTTTTAAAGTCAGCTAAAAAAACAGGAAAAGCTGTTCAGAAAAAAGTTGATAAATTTGCAGAAAAAGAAATTAAAAAAATGAATAGCAAAAAAGCTTCTGATCAAATTAGTGCTTGGAGTAAACCAGGTATACCAGCAACAGTATATGCAGTTAAAAAAACTGCAGATGATAAAAAGAAAAAATAATGTTTAGAAGACAATATAAATCAGGTGGCAAAACAGCAGCCTGGCAACGTAAAGAAGGTAAAGATCCAAAGGGCGGATTAAATAGAAAAGGTATTGCATCTTACAGAAGAGCAAATCCTGGTTCTAAACTTTCTATGGCTGTAACTACTAAACCATCAAAATTAAAAAAAGGATCAAAAGCTGCTAACAGAAGAAAATCATTTTGTGCTAGAATGAGTGGTATGAAAAAAAGATTAACTTCTGCAAAAACGGCAAACGATCCAAATTCAAGAATTAACAAATCACTTAGAAAGTGGAATTGCTAATATTAGGTAGAGGAGAGAATGGACGATCCAATAAATATACTTTATAAAATCCAAAGAAATGCTAGAAATAGTTTACAAACTATTGGAGACGCTATGATTAGCGGAGGGGTTGACAATATGGAGAAATATAAGTATCTATTAGGTCAGGCACATGCCATACAATTAATATTACAGGATATCTCTAACCTGCTACAAGATAAGGAGCAAAATGATGAAAAACCAGACACAACAAATGTCGTCGCCGTCGATTTCAGCGGAGAGTACGGAAATACCGAAGACTAAATCAGCACTTTTAGAAAAATACCAATCACAACCAAATGACGAAGTAAAAGGCAAAAAAAGAATTGATGAAACAAATGTTGATTCAATTGTAGATGAATTGCCAAATCCTTCTGGATATAGAATTTTAGTTTTACCTTTTACACCAAAAGATAAAACCAAAGGTGGAATTATAATTGCACAAGAAACTTTGGATAAATTAAGAATCGCAGTTAACTGCGGATATGTTTTAAAAATTGGACCATTAGCTTATGCAGATAAAGAAAAATTTGCAACAGGTCCTTGGTGTAAAAAAGGAGATTGGGTGATCTTTGCCAGATATGCTGGTTCAAGATTACCAATAGAGGGTGGAGAAGTGCGAATATTAAACGATGATGAAGTCTTGGGAACTATAAAAGATCCTCAAGCAGTACTTCATCATATCTAACAACATAGGAAGGCACTATGCAAGAAGACGCAAAAAAAGAAGAACTAATTGATGTAGGCGAAAAAGAAGGCGCTGAAATTAATTTAGATCAAGACAACGAGCAGACAGAAGAAGCCGTTGCAGAAGAGAAAGTAGAAGAGATTAAACAGGAAGAAGCTCCTGTAGAAGAAAAAGCTGTAGAAGAGAAAAAGGATGATAAAGAGGACGAGTTAAAAGCTTATAGTGATGGCGTTCAAAAACGTATTGCTAAACTTACTCGTAAAATGAGAGAAGCAGAAAGACAAAGAGAGGAAGCTATTGCTTTCGCTCAATATGCTAAAAAAGAAAGAGACGAACTACAAGGTCGTTTCTCTAAACTTGATAAGTCTTATGTATCTGAATTTGAAAACAGAGTTAAGACAAACATGGACGCTGCAAGACAAGCTTTAAAAACAGCTATCGAAGCACAAGATGTTGAAGGTCAAGTAAGAGCACAAGAGCAAATGGCTAACTTAACTGCTGATGCAGCTAGATTAGCTTCTTTGAAGTCAATACAGCAAGAACAACCAAAAGAAGTAGAAAAAGAGATCAATATCACACCTCAAAGAAGTGCATATGAAGCTCCAGCTACAGATCCTAAAGCAGAGGTTTGGGCATCTAAAAATGCTTGGTTTGGTAATGATTCTGCAATGACTTACACTGCTTTTGATCTACATAAAAAACTAGTCGAGGAAGAAGGTTTCGATCCTAAATCTGACGAATACTATTCGGAAATTGATAAAAGAATAAGACTTGAATTTCCGCATAAATTTGATAAGATGCCGGGTAATACTATAGAAAGAGCAAAACCTGCTCAAACTGTAGCTTCAGCTAATCGTCCTAGCATGACAGGACGCAAAAAAACTGTGAGACTCACTCCATCACAAGTAGCAATCGCTAAAAGATTAGGAGTGCCACTCGAAGAGTACGCAAAACAATTAACCACGAAGGAGGCATAAGCGTATGGAACAAGATAAAAACATAAAAACTTCTCGTGCGAGTCAAACAAGAGAAAAGGACAAACGTCCTCAAACTTGGACTCCCCCGTCATCACTTGATGCACCACCTGCGCCTGATGGATTCAGGCAAAAATGGTTGAGAGCTGAGACTATGGGCTTTGATGATACAAAGAACATGTCTGGCAAGATGAGATCTGGATGGGAACTCGTAAGAGCAGACCAATATCCGGATTCAAATTATCCGACCGTTAAAGAAGGCAAATATGCAGGGGTCATAGGGGTAGGCGGCCTATTGCTGGCTAGGATACCAGAGGAGATCGCACAGTCTAGAGAAGCTTACTTTCGTAAGCAGACCAAAGACAGAGACGATGCAGTCAACAACGATCTCATGAAGGAACAGCACCCAAGTATGCCGATCGATAGTGATCGACAAACACGTGTAACCTTCGGTGGTACTAAGAAGAGTTAATCTTTTAACGATTCGAAAACACCGAGTAACTAAAAACTAATAAGGAGTAATAACCTATGGCAAACATAAACACCCAAGGTTTCGGTTTAATTGCTGCGATGAGAGTTGGTAACACACCAGCTATCTCCGGCCAATCTAAATATGAAATCGATGCAGGTGAATCGAATGCTATTTACAATGGAGAGCCAGTAAAGATTGATATCAATGCTTCTACTGGTGGCTATATTGTAACTGCCGCGGCAGGTACTGCTTCAGTTGGTGTTTTAAATGGTGTGTTGTACACAGATGCAACTACTAAAAAACCAACTTGGAGTAACTACTACCCAGCAGCTACAACTCCAGCAAATAGTGAAGACATCACTGCATTTGTAAATGATGATCCTAATCAGGAATTTATCATTGCAACAAACGCTACTTTAGGCGGCACTCTAGCATTAAGAAAATCCAAAGTTGGATTAACTTACGCTACGACAGCAGCAGCTGGAAGTACAGCAAACGGAAAATCTTCTGTAACTTTAGACATCTCAAGTGCAGCTACAACAGCTAAACAATTGAGAATGGTTAGAGTGGCTGAAGACCCAGAAAACTCAGATCAAGAAGCAGCATACTGCTCTGTAGTTGTTAAAATCAACTTACATCAGATGACTGTTGGATCTTTGGCAACAGGCATATAATAGGAGGAATAAATTATGGCTATATCACGATCACAACTAGTTAAAGAACTAGAGCCAGGTTTAAATGCACTATTTGGCCTGGAGTACAAAAGATACGAGAACGAACATGCTGAGATTTTCGATTCAGAAAATTCTGACAGAGCTTTTGAAGAAGAAGTAATGTTATCTGGATTCGCAAATGCTCAGGTGAAAGGTGAAGGACAAGGCGTTTCTTACGACCAAGCTCAAGAAACTTTCACTTCTCGTTACACTCACGAAACAATAGCTCTTGCTTTCTCAATCACTGAAGAAGCGATTGAAGACAACTTGTATGACAGACTTGCGTCTAGATATACAAAAGCTTTAGCAAGATCTATGGCGAACACTAAGCAAGTAAAAGCTGCGAATGTATTAAACAATGCATTCAATTCAAGCTACGTTGGTGGAGATTCAGTAGAACTTTGTTCTACAGCTCACACAACTATAGCTGGATCTTTCTCTAATGAGTTAGCAACACCTGCTGACTTAAACGAGACATCTTTAGAGCAGTCATTAATTGACATTGCTGCTTTCACAGATGAGAGAGGCTTAAAAGTTGCTGCTAGAGGAATGAAATTAATTATCCCTAGTGAATTACAATTCACTGCGGAAAGATTAATGAAATCTGCTGGCAGAGTTGGTACTGCTGATAACGATATCAACGCAATCGCGAATATGGGAATGATCCCTCAAGGTTATGTAATTAACCATTACTTAACTGATTCTGATGCGTTCTTTATCAAAACAGACGTACCTAATGGCTTAAAAATGTTCGTAAGATCACCTATCAAAACTTCAATGGAAGGTGACTTCGATACTGGTAACGTAAGATACAAAGCTAGAGAAAGATACAGCTTCGGCTGGTCTGACCCTAGAGGTATCTTTGGATCACCAGGAGTATAATAAGCAATTTTGAGGCGGGACCACAATCCCGCCTCATTTAAAATGTAAAAAGGTGTTATGAAAGAATTCCGAGTACAAATCAGAGCATATGGATATTATGGTGATTTCAGAATTATGTCTGAAGACGATCCAATATCTATTGAAAATGCAATAGTTGACAAACTAGGAAAAAATGATATTGTCTGGGAAGTTGATGGATTTTATAATCAATCAATAAAATATATAACCTATGAGGAGGTTATAAAAAATAATGATGCAACAACATCTACACGATCTATACAAACAGAAAAAAGTATTGGATCTACAATGGGAACAGGAGCATCTTAATGAGGGTAGATATACTCTCAATATGGTTAAAATTGACCATAAGGTCAGAGAAGTAATTAATCATATAAAACAAGCTGAAGCTCAAAAAGCTCGTCTTGATAATAAGATTGAAGACGCTGTTCCACAAGTTTCAGTAGCTACTTAATAAAAAGCTACATTGTTGGAAAAAATCAACTCCACTTTACAGGCCCTCTTGCACTCTATCAAAAATTAACATATAATATTACCACTATACAATATAAATTCTGCATAGACGAGTATAGTCGACGGCCTAGAGACTATGCGGAAATAACTAGGAGGATAAAACTATGGCACAAACAACATTTTCCGGCCCAATTAAAGCTGGAACAATATCAAACACAACTGGAACTACATTAGGATCAAATATTGCTAACGTTGGTCAAGTAGTAATGTCGCAATCTGCTGCAATTACTCAATCAACTACAGCTGCTGAATCTGGAATCGTAATTCCTGCAAACAGCCAAGTATTAGAAGCAACTGTTTTTGTAACAACTGCTTATGATAACTCTGCTACTTTAAGTATTGGTACTTCAGCTACTTCTACTGAATTAGCAACTGCTGTTGCGGTTTCAACTGTGAACACAATTAAATTAGCATCTCAAGCTACAATTACAGATGCTGATAATTGGAAAGACATTGGAACAAGTGATGTTAAAATTTACACTAAATCATCTGCAACAACTGCAGATGCTGGTGTTGCTATTTTGACTGTAACATACGTTCAAAATAATAATTTAGCATAATACTAATTATTGTGGGCCTTCGGGCCCACACAAAATTTAGGAGACAAATATGAAATCAGATGTTAAAGCGGTACAAGTTACAGGAACAGGATCTGTTTTTGGTGGTAGAACAAGATTAAGAGGAATTATGATGACTAATGATGGTAGCACTGGAACTCAATCTATCACATTACAAGATGGTAATTCAGTAACTCAATGGATATCAGATTGCCCACAAGGAGATGTTTTTGCTTTCAATATTCCAGAAGATGGAATTTTATTTGAAGGTGGAATGACAGTTTCCGCTATTGGTGGTGATATAACTGCTACTGTAATTATAGACAAATAGGAGGCTAGATGGCTACCTCTGGTACTACATCATTCGATCTAACGATCGACGACATTGTTGAAGAAGCTTTTGAAAGAACTGGCATTAAAGGTGTAAGAACCGGACGTCAGTTAAAACAAGCTAGGACTTCTCTAAATATTTTATTTGCAGAATGGGGTAATAGAGGTGTGCACCTTTGGAAGGTAAAATCTGCAACAATACCTTTAGTGTTAGGTCAAGCAGAATATAATTATGCAAATGATAATACTAATTTTCCAACAGAT